GGTACGCCTGAACCTTGTATGGTCTGCCCTAAATAAACCGTTCCTGTGGTCGATAATGTGGCATTGGTAGAACCTGCCGTTAATGAGGCTGTAATTGTAGTGGCTGCACTACTGTTCATCAAAGTAGATGAAACTGTTTGGGATGTGTTGATCGTCCAACTTGTGCCTGAACCGCCCGTGATCACAGTTTCTTGTGCTACACCAACCCCAAATAAGGCGTTACCAATTGCAATCGTTCCGCTTTGTAAATTGCTAACTGTCAGCGTTGTCCCAGATATACGTCCCGTAAATATGGCCGTAGATATAGATGCAATACGCCAAGCATAACGGTAAGTACCGTCAACAATATATACGTTGATGCCATTGTCAGTTACGTTAACCCGTCCGCTGTTGGTGTTAAGAATTCCTACAATGGTAGGACTTAAATTGGATGAAAGCACATAAACGTAAGCACCACAAACGGCAATCATTTGTTGGCCACCGCTAACGGTACGCATTCCACGCACTTCAGCACCAGCTGGTAGAACTACTTGGGTGATAAGACCAGGCGTTGGATAAAGCGCAATAACCCCACGCTCACCTGGTTGTTTGGTAGGATCAACCTCTGGAAAGAAATTGATACATTCTTGATCGTTTTGATAGATCGAGTTTGCGGTATAACTTGGGCCAACAAAGCCAAAATCGGGCATTTCTTGTCCTTATTTGAAGAAACCACCCGTAAGTATCCAACCTGCATCCTTGGCCTTGCTCATCAACAAAGCATCAGGGAATCTGGCTGACTGAACAGGTTTCATATTGGTACGCTTGATCAAACTCTTACTTTGCGCTGCAAATGCGTTTACCATTTGGATTTGCGTTGGGCTTGCCTTGCCATATTGAGGCATCAAACGTTCTGCCAAACACCATTCAAGACAGCTTTCAAACCCTTCTGGCAACAATAATGTGTCATTGATGGATGTGTATTTGCTGAACAATGTGTCCGCAAAGATGTGCATTTCACCTTGGGCTGGGTTTGGCCATACAAAGATGTTACCCAAAACTTCTGTGGGCTGATAATAAAGCGCCTTTGGCCAAGGGCCGTTTAGCGTCTTTAAACCAATCATTTCATAATCTTCTACATTCAATATCGCAACAGGATAATCCAATCCACCATTGACAATAGGCACGCCATTGGAATTGGTGTTGATGCGTACAAAAGATGAATTAATTGACAATGGGCGCTGATAAAACGCATTGATAGTCGTTGATGCAACACTTTGAGATAAGTTCAATAGATATGTGCCTGCCTCATTGACATTGCCACCTGCGCCCGTCAGAAATGACACAATCTTAGTTCCTGCGGTAATTCCTGTACCACTAAGTGTCATCCCAACAGCAATAGCGCCTGATGTGATTCCCGTAACAGTCAATACATTGTTGGAAATAGAACCAGTAAATACCGATCCAATCTGACCGCCAGGGCCAATGGTGTATTGCGTCTGACCAGGTGTTAGAGTAAAGACAATTTCTGTCTTATAGAAAACCATCATTTGCTCGTTTGACCATTGGTCAATCATACGCAACATCATGGTAAAAGCATCTTGTGCTGCTTCTGGAGTTGGTGTTTCTCCTGCCGCTAATGCGCCAATATCTTTTAATGCCGAGCTAATAATGTCTATGGGCGCAGTCATTTTTTATCCTTAAAACTTTGGTGTAAACACCTGTGGTTGCCAAGGAGGTATGGTTTTGGGCGTTTGTAATGCTTCGTGTTGTTCTTTAAGTCGATCAATAATGACCCCACGGCCATCAATTACTTGATCTTCCTCAATCCATTCACCAATCATTTCCTCAGTAACATCTTCAAACTTTACTTTTGGATCAACTTTTCTGAATAACCAATATCCTTCTGTCTCTACTGTAATATCATTATCAGAGTAGGAAACATGATACTTAGCTGATGTGATTACACCGTCTTTTGCATCAATGTCGGATATTACCCATTTCATACATTACGCTCCACATAATCAGGGTCATGCGGCCAAGAACTCCAAACCCTTGGGTCTGTTGTAATCGTACTAGGCAAATCCCTCAAACTCTGTCTGTAAGTTGTCCAATCTGACTTCTTAGCAAATGATACATCAGGCAATTGTGTCCAATCACTAGCAGTTAAGAGTCTATCCCTAGTTGCCCTGATCTGACCCATTGCACTTGTCTTTGCTGATACTATTTCATCATCGGTCATAGACACTACGCTGACCAAATAAACCCAGTCCCCATCAATGTAGGGTTCACTAGCAATTAACTTTTGAGTTAATGCGTCATGGTCTTTGTAAAGATTAACCTTTTTGCATGAATTTTCAATTAACCAAGCATCATCAGGCCCATTAGGGTTAAATGATGTATTTGGGAATAGTTCTGAATACTCGCCAACTTGAGTGACTGTATTATTGGATATGATTGCTATTTTCATGTTTTAACTTCCATAATTAGGTAGAGCTGTTGTAGGAGGCGTAAAAGTAGAGGTATATCTGCAATAACCTGATGTTATGCGTGCGTCATCAATATAACCATTAAAATAAGCTGCGCTTCCAGATGGTGCAAAACCAATTCGCAATCCATTTTGAGAATAATTATTTGTTGATGTAGCAGTAGCCTGTAACACTCCATCTACAAAAATTCTTTGATTGTTAGATGAGTCTCTAGAAAATGCTAAATGATACCAAACTCCCGTAGAGGGTGTCCAAGAATAGCTTGTTGCTCCACCACCTCCTGTAGCTACAATTACTAGACTTCCACCATTGTAGTAAATAGTAAATCTACCCGCATTAGTATCGTTAGTAAAACAAAAAAATTCGTTAATATTTGAAACTGCGTTAAAGTTGATCCAAAACTCTACTGTAAATTGCCCTGTTCCAAATGCAAGAGCAGTATTACTGGGCGCACTTAAATAACTATTAGTACCATTAAAACTCAAAGACCCTGTTCCATACTTTTTAACACTTGTACTAATTTGTGCTGACCCTACTGTAACAAGGTCATTCATCATTGCATTGTCATAGATAGCACCATTGGTATATGACAAAAGTAATTTAGTATTTGTAATAGCTGTTAGAGGTGCTGTTGGAGGGGTAAAAGCACTTGTATAAACAGCAGTCCCGTTGTTAACCCTCAAATCACACAAATAACCATTGAAATAATCAACATTACCATTACCAATATTCCAAGTGCTTGCCGCTGATGTATAAACAGTTGGATCAGCATTTGATGTTTGCAATACACCGTCATAATAAACATATATCGTTCCGCTTGAGCGAACAAATGCAACATGATGCCAAGCATTATTTAAAATTGATGTTGCGCTAACATTAAATAAAGATGTTACGTTATAAGCATTGTTCCAATAAAAACTTCCACCAGAAACCAAAAGTCCCCAACTAGCACCAGTATTGGGATTTATAATATTCTGACCAGTTTTAGTTGTATTCCACCAAAATTCAACTGTAAAATTATTTGATCCAAAATTAAAATCAGTTGTTGATGGAGTAGTTAAATAATCCGTACTACCATTAAAATATCCACTACCACCATAAACACTTGTTGAATATGCTTGTGAATATGTAGGTAAGAATGGGTTAAATCTTTGTACTGATGGAGTGCCACCAGTTGAAATTGTTAAGTTATTTGTACTATTATCAATAAAACGATTAGATTGACAAGTTAATAATTGTGTTCCAGTAATTGCTGTTAATGGTGCAGTTGGAACGGTTAATGATGTTTGTGTAGGATCGTAAACCGCTGTATTTGTAATTCTTAAATTGGATATGTAGCCAATTGGATTATATAAAGCAGTATTTTGACTATATACACCAATATGTTGTCCAGCAAATATAAATGAACTTGCGGATGTTGTTGTACCTACTCTAGTTCCATTTACATAAATACTTAATGTTGTACCAGAACGAACAGCGGCAATATGTGACCATGTGCTAGCAACATATGTGGGAGATGATTGACTTACTGTATAAGGGTATGTTGTTGTAAAATATAAATTGCCATTAGAAAATCCAAATTGATAAGACCCTGTAGTTGAGTCACTAAAAAAAATAATTAAATTACTTGTTGTAACATTTGAAAAATTAACCCAACATTCAAAAGTTAAATTT